TATCGCTTATGGAATCTGTTAAGATTGCTGACGGTCAAGATTCCAAGAAAGATAAAGGTGCTATTCCTTCGATTCTTTCGGAAGCGTTAGGAGTATCTTTCGATCAGCATGTTGGTCATGATTACATATCAGATGCTGAAGATAGATATGAATTCTACCATCAAAAAGAAGAGAAGATTCCATTCGATTTGGAATTCTTCAACAAAATTACAAAAGGTGGTCTTCCTAATAAGACTCTCAATATTGCTCTTGCAGGTACTGGTGTGGGTAAGTCTTTGTTCATGTGCCATGTTGCTGCTAGTGCTCTCTTACAAGGTAAAAATGTTCTTTACATTACCCTTGAGATGGCAGAAGAAAAGATTGCCGAACGTATAGATGCTAACCTATTAAATATTCCTATACAAAAATTACTTGATCTTCCTAAAGTAATGTTTGATAAAAAGATAAGATCATTGAGTAAGAAAACACAAGGTAAATTAATTATCAAAGAATATCCTACTGCGTCTGCACATGTAGGACATTTTAAATCATTGTTAAGTGACCTTGCCTTGAAAAGAAGTATAAAACCTGATATAATATTTGTAGATTATTTAAACATTTGTGCTTCCCAAAGATACAAGGGAAGTATAGTTAACTCTTATACCTATGTTAAAGCGATTGCTGAAGAACTCCGTGGTCTTGCAGTTGAGACTAATGTACCTATCGTCTCCGCTACTCAGACGACTCGTAGTGGCTATGGCAGTAGTGATATTGATCTTACTGATACGAGTGAATCCTTTGGTCTCCCTGCTACTGCTGACCTCATGTTTGCTCTTATCTCGACTGAGGAACTTGAGGGGATGAATCAGATTATGGTAAAACAATTAAAGAATAGATACCATGATCCCACAATGAATAAAAGGTTCTGTGTAGGTATTGACAGAGCGAAGATGAGATTGTATGATGTAGAGGAGTCTGCACAAGACGATGTTATTGATTCGGGACAAGACGATGAGAAACTTAGTCTTGCCAAACGTTTTAACGTTAAAAAATCTTTTAAAGAATTAAAGTATGATTGATTTTAAAAAGTATACTGAATTTGTAAACGCTGTTACTTCTGAAGAAAGTAAGTATGGTGGTCATTTTCAAGATCGTTTAAGAGATCTATACTCTAAAGACTTTAGTAGTCATAGAGCATTAACCGCAGCATTAGGATTATCTGCTGAAGCAGGTGAGTTTACTGAGATAGTTAAGAAAATTGTCTTTCAAGGTAAACCAGTTACTAAAGAAAATCTATTTCATATGAAACGTGAACTAGGTGATATCATGTGGTATTTTATTCAAGCATGTATTCTCTTAGATACTACACCAGAAGAAGTTATTGAAATGAATGTAGACAAACTTAAGTCTAGATATCCTGGTGGAGAGTTTGATGTACATCATTCTGAGAATCGTCAGGAAGGTGATGTATGAGAGAAAAAATTACAGTTCAAGACTTCATAGATGTTGGTGAAGAGTTCTTTGACAAGTATTATTATGTTGCAAGAGAACTAGGTGAAGATCCTAAACCAGAAGAAATTTTAAAAGTGATGGATGCTTTGACTTCTATAGTCAGATATAATAGATCAAATGAAAGTAAATCTGTTGGATTTGCTACAGAAGAGAAACAAAAGACTAGACATTCTAACTTAGATGCGTTAGACTAAACGCATGAACATATTCGTAACTTCCCCAGATCCTGTCAAATCTGCACAGGTTCTTCCCGACAAACACATTGTCAAGATGCCTCTAGAAACTTGTCAGATGCTTGCTATAGTAGCATCAGATAAGTGGGGTCATAATTTTGGTGTCCTACCTAAGGTAGATGGTTCACCATACAAAACAGAGAAGGGTGCATTCCGTAATCATCCTTGTACTATCTGGGCACAAACAAACTTCCGTTGGTTAATTGAACACGGACTTGCTTTATGTGCTGAGTATACGCATAGATATAACAAGACACACAGTTGCCAATACACTATTGAGTGTGCTGATATTATATTTGATGATTGTTTTCCTCCCACAGACTTTGCTTTTGCAGGTCCTGATCAATTTAAGTATGATACAAGTATCGATATCTTTACTCGATATAAAAGATACATTGCATCTAAACCTTGGGTAAAGGATAATTATCTTAGAGATCCAACACGCAAACCAGAATGGGTATGACTACATTAAAAACAGAGAAGTTATTAAAGATACTATTAACGGTGAAGCGTAAAGCAAAACCTAAGTATCCTCCTACAAGGAAATCCTACAACATACACACATACGGATAATGCCTAAGAAAAAACCAGAACAAAGAGAGTATGCTAAAGACAGAATGGAATATTTTAGAGAGTTCCATCGTGTGATCGCACCTGTTGTAGTTTTAAAAAAAGATGAATAAGTTTTTGATACTACCACTAATATTAGTTGGATGCACAGCACCAGTTACAGATCCACCTGCACATGCTTGTAGTCCTCGTTTAGATGGTAAACCAACTCATTGTGGAGAAGATTTTGTAACCTTACCTAGAGAAGAATTAAGAGGAGAGATAGACATACTTAATATTGATCATTGGATGTCCATAGAAAATATGATTATAAGAAGTGCAAGAAGAGAAAAAATAGAAAAAGAAATGACTCAACCAACTGATGCCTTAGATGCTGCACTAGAAAATTATAATAAAAACCTAAATAATTAGGTGGAGACCTGTTTGAACTAATGGCAAGGAATACAGACTTAGCAGATGTAAATGAAATTTACACTGCTTTTGTATTGAATAAAAATAAATTCCCTGACTCTGCATCAGAGAGTCAATACAATAAAAAAATTGAACTTCTAACTGAACAAGAAGGCACGAATCAAATGGGTCGTGCTAGTGTTATGGCAAATGATTTTATAAAGTGGGGAAAGAAACATGGATATGAAGGTATTAAAAAAGTATATTGGACAGCAAGACCTGGTTTTTCTTTTAAGGCAGTTACAGGTGTAGATGTAAATCAAAAGAAGAATCCTACTGACGTTTTAGTTGAGTTTAGAAAGGGTGGTTTTCTTGGTTTATCTGCTAAGTCAACCTCTGGTAGATCAGACATTGGATTTAAAAATCCTGGTGTAGGTACTGTAGAAAAAGATTTAAGTATTGCATTATCTGATATTAATAATCAAGCAATAAAATTGGTTATTAAAGATTTTGATTTACCATCTTCTGCTAGTTCAAGAAAATCAGCAATTCGTAAAAACAAAGCGGTTCAAAAACTTACTGAAAAAATTGGTCAAGCAGTTTTAAATGAGTGTAGAGATCTTATGTTAAAGAAAGTAAATACACTTGCACAATCTAAAAGAAGGGATTATATTATAAAGAGTTGGATTGATGCAGATTCAGATTTGTTTCCTCCATATGTAAAGGTTACAGGTAGAGGAACTAAAACACCTTATACTGCTGACATAGAAGACCCTTTGAACAATCCAAAGTTAAAAGCAATTATGGAACAAAAGATTTCTTTTGAACCTGTTGGCAATGAATCTATCGGTGTCAAGGCAGGTACGAAAAAAATCCTTAAAATGAGATTCAAATATGAATCAGAAAAAGTAGCAAGTAGTTTAAAAATGTCTGGAGATCCTTGGTAGACACTTTATAAACTGGCACACTTATAGTCATGGATTCTACTTTAGAGTGTTATAATAATGGCATAGACACAGACGACATGCCCAACAAACACCTTGACCATCTTGAAGATTTGATACTCTATGGTCGTAGGGAAGCAACAAATGCTGTGAATGAGGTAATGAACAATCCCAAATTGTCTGTTAAATGGGATGGTGCACCTGCTATAGTATTTGGAACTGATCCTCGCAATGGTAAGTTCTTTGTTGGCACTAAATCTGTCTTCAACAAGATTAAAGTAAAAATTTGTTATGACCAAACTGACATTGACAACTATTACAAAGGGGTTTTGGCGGACATTCTACGTTTATGTTGGCATAATCTTCCTCGTATCGGTGGTATTGTCCAAGCTGATTTCATCGGTGTCGGTGGTGGGTGCGTTTATCGTCCTAACACTTTGGAGTATCGTTTCTCCGAAGCGACTACTGGCAACATTGTCCTTGCTGCACATACTGCTTACACAGAAATATCTCACGATGCTATTGGGTACGGTGGTATTAATATTTACGGTGAAGATACTGCTCAGTTCGTAGGTTCTAATGAAGCAGATGCACACATAGAAAAACTACCTGATTTTAATTGGATAAAATTCTTACTTAGAGTTGCACGTTGTAAGATTCCTAGTGCAAAAGTAAGACCAATGATATCTAAACATATCAATTCATTCATTCGTGCGGGTAGAGTTCCGCGTCCTCAAGAAATGTATGACTCGTTGGATGATAAATACAAGTGTGAGATCAATGTCACTACATTCAAAGTATGGCATATGCTCTATGAACTCAAAGAACGTTTACTAGAAAACATAAAAGTTACTGGCAGCGTTAAATGCTACATAGATGGTAAACCTACAGAACACGAGGGATTCGTTACTGTTGCGGAACACCCTATCAAAATTGTAGATCGATTGACTTTTAGTAAAGCAAATTTTAATCTAGATAAAAATTGGACGAATGAAAAAATTTAGTGCTTTCCTAGACGAAGCAGCAAGATCATTTGCTGCAAAAGCCGCTGAAAAATTAAATCTAACTCATGTAGGATATGGAAAGTATGCTGATGCTGCTGGCAATGTCACGCATATGAGTAAAGATGGTAAATTAGTTAAATTATCTGCAAATGAACTCGGACAGCAACAACAATCAGGAGGAGAAGAAACTGCGAATGGCGAAGGTCAGGTCGATCAAGGTTCAATATCTATTACTTTTGGAAGATTCAATCCCCCTACTGTTGGGCATGAAACTTTAATTAATAAGGTAGCAAGAGAAGCAAAGGCAAGTGGAGGAGAGTATAGAATATATCCAAGTAGAACTCAAGATCCTAAAAAGAATCCTTTAGATCCGAGTACAAAAATTAAATTTATGAAACAAGCGTATCCAGAACACGCTAATGCTATTCAGAGTAGTGAAGATATGAAAACTATCTTTGATGTATTAACTGCTATTGATAGCGAAGGATACAGTTCAGTTAATTTAGTTGTTGGTGGAGACAGAGTAAGTGAATTTAATTCATTAGCAACAAAGTATAATGGTAAATTATATAATTTTGAAGATATTAAAGTAACTTCAGCAGGTGATAGAGATCCTGATGCTGAAGGTTTAGAAGGAATGAGTGCATCTAAGTTGCGTAAGGCAGCAGTTGAAGATGATTTTTCAGCATTTGATAAAGGACTTCCTAAAGAATTGTCAAAAAAAGATAGAGAAGCCCTATATCTTACATTAAGACAATCAATGAATGTAACAGAGTCATTTGACGATTTCGCTGAAGCATCATATGATTTATATGAGGTTGCTCCTAAGTTAGATCCTCAAGGTCTAAGAGAAGCATACTTTGAAAAAGAACTTTTCGCAGTAGGTACTTTCGTTGAAAACAGCAACACAGGGATCGTTTCTAAAGTTGTTAGTCGTGGTAGCAATTACGTCATCAGTATTGATGAGCACGATAATATATTTCGCTCTTGGTTAAAAGATCTAACAGAGACTAAAAATTCAGTATATGGTTTTGAATTTACACCTGCAGGTGAGCAAGGAACAGATGAACTTGCCAACTATATGCGAAGAATGACACCAGGAGAGTTCATTAGAAAGATAAATAAAAAGAGCAAGGTTACTACAAAAAAATGAACAGAGAAGATCTACCCGATATGACTGACGCTTACAATGAAATTTGTAGGTTACAGGAGAAGAAAAAACTTGATCCAGTTGGTAAAGAAGACGGAGACGTTGACAACGATGGTGACAAGGATGAGTCTGATAAGTATCTCATGAAACGTCGTTCTGCTATTAAAAAAGCAATGGCAAAAGAAGAGGTAGAAGATGTTGAAGAAGCATATACTGTTACTAATGCTGACAAGAAAGCTAACACACCTGCATACCAGAACTTCAAAAAAGGTATGAAGGGTAAGGATGGTAAACCTTTGTACAAAGCTGCTGATCATATGAAGGAGAATCAAGAGATTCATCCTGATGATAATGTTCTTTCACCAGAAGAACTAGAAAGAGTAGCAGAAATTTCTAGAGAGTATGATGCTGCTATGGAAGAAGGAAGTGCATATGGCATGACTAAAGGAACTGGAATACCATCAGGTCCTATGGCAGCATTTGCAAAAGCACCAAGAAAGCAGAAAGGTGCTATGGCATATGATGGTCCTAATAAGGCAGCAAGTGAAGCAAGAGATAGAGTTCTTGCCAAGACTAAGGCAAAACGTGAAGCAATGAAAAAGTAATGTTATCTTTCAAAGCACTTTCAGAAAAGAAAACTAAGGTGAAAATAAATCCTAAAATGGCTGATGTCATGGAGGGTGGTGCACCTATAACTATGCATCCCTATTCAAAGGGTGGCAAAGTTAAGAAATCTGTAAAAGAAAATCATGGTGAAGACTGTGATTGTATGAAGTGCGAATCGAAAAGAAGGAGAGATGATGTAAATGACGGACCTGATGTACAAACAGAAGCAAAGGTAGATAAAGGTCGTAGCGATTACGGTAAAGCATCTATCAGAAACTACAGGAGAATGGGTCCTGGTCATGGTGATCCTGGCATGTTTGATCCTGAGGGTAAGAGAGGAAAGACTATTGACAAACGTAGAGAAGAGCACAAAGCACGTCGTGGTGTGAAGGGTGCTAAAGTACCTGCATATAAGAGAGAGTCATTTGAACGTTTTGT